TACGAGCGCTGATGACGATTTGATCCAAGTACACGATTTGACTGATGACGGAACGACGCCGATTGACATCGATACGCAGGATTTTCAATTTACGTTTGGTGTCGCTGGTGTGAATGTAGCGACCGTTTAATTTAGAAAACCTCTTCGGGGGTTTTTTTTGTATTTATAGTTTGACACGTTCGTCAATATAGATTACATTGAACATATCAATAACGAAACAAGGTGAATGACATGGAATATAAAGGTGAGATTTTCGAACTGGGTAAACTTTACAGATTTAAAAATAATGGTCCGTACGATTGGGTGATAGGTGAACTCGTGGCGATTGACCCTGATGGTTTTCCTACATGTAGTGTTAATGGTGACTTTGATTCACCGTTCGACATGATTTGTGTGATTGACGCCGACGAGTTAGGTAATATTGTGCAAAAACCAGTCGAGTTGATTAACGGTAATGGTTACGCGTTCGATTGTCGTGGTCAACGTCATATCGGTTTGTTTTGTTACGCTGAACATAGAATGATTACAACTGGTGTGACGTTCGGCGCTGATGAATGTAGTAATATCGTCGAACTTGTGGAGAAAAACCATGAATAGATTTTACGGGCGTTTCATTGTGTTGGTGGTACTTAGTGTGGTGTTGCTGGCGTTTACGGCATGTGGTGATACTGAAAGTGTTGAACCGCTCAGTGTGTCGCAGAACCAACAAATAGTAATGCAAGTGGGTATCGACGGTTATAAGCACATTCACGACGTTAAATGCTATGGTGCGATTGTCACGCGTGTTAATACCGGTGATTGGTATGACTCGTATTGTGCGAGTGCGTACAGTCATTTGAATTTCGAGGTGATCAAAAATGGCTAGGTTTGACAACACGCTTGACGGTTACGTGTCGGCTAAAAAATACTTAGTTAAACGTGACGTGTCGATCGATGACGTTGACGATTACGCGCTGATACGTCTAGCCAATCGAACATATAAAGACTTACAATTCCCTTTCAAATGTGAAGTGCGTGGCGTATTGCGTCGACCGAACTCAGTCATGACGTGTGACAATAGCGTGACGAGCGACCCGACGAAATGCTCGGCGAGTCATGGTCATACGTGCGTACATAAATGTAAGGTAGGCGATTAACCTCGAATGCAATCGATACAGTTACCCGTGGTCACATAGCGAAACGCCTTGTGGCCTTTTTTACATTCTTTACCTGTCCGATACACTTTCAAACCATACAATTTGGCGTCGTTTCTAGTGATGATCATGTCGGGGTTGTCACGCATCATTATCGTTGTTTCTGATGGTTTATTTTTACTCTGTTGACACTCGTAACATTTACCTAATATTTTGACGCCGTAATGTGGTCGCTTTTTGCATGGTGTGGGTGATATTGTCATCTTGTCATCGCGTTCAGCTAATCCCACTAATTTAACCATTTCAATGAATTTATCGTGCTCTATTTCCTGTATCGACCCGAACGGTAGTTTAGCGAAATGTTTACCGTTTTCATCGGTGAATACGATGTCTTTTTTAAGCGATAAATTATATAAATTACCGGCGTCGACCATTTTACAATATCGACATTCACCCGTTTCGGTATATTTCACCGACATACTTTCGCATTTTTTACATTTTATTCCGTCGTTGTAGAACGTTGTTTTGTGTTCAACGGCTTTTTCCAACGACGACGGGTAGCGTGAAACGTTACCGTTACTGTCTGTAAAATTAACCATCATCATAATCGCCTTAAAAATAGTGAAATAATATTATACCATTTGACATGTGCTCACACTACCTTTAATTTGTGGGGTGACGTTTGAGGTAATGTAAATTGTTGAATCTAAACGATTAACCGAATAACTGTAAATTCCCGAACGGGTTGTAGTCTCTATAGTAGTATTATGTACTTTATGTATGTTTTATGTATGTATATGTATATCTATACTTACTATCATTCTATTTATCTATTTAAAGGGTATAAGGGGTATTATATATAAATATGTTAAGTATCAATAAGTTACGATAACTGTAAATTTACCCTGTTTAAAATATGATTCGGGGTTGTGGCTGTATGTGGCGTTGTGTGGCATTATTGACGATATTATCAATAACGGATAGAAAAAATGATTGTGGATTTAGAAGGTCAGAAAGTTTCGTTGACCGAGGAACAAGTCGAAGCGTTCGGGAAGTTGACGAAATTGCAACGCGCCATAGCGCTCGCTAAACTTTCGAACGGCGACATTGTCGAAGCGCACCGAAACGCCGGTGGGAAATGTAAAAACGAAAAATATCGTTCAGATTTAGCGTTACAAATCCTCAGTAATCCTCGTACAGCGTCGTTCATCGATTCGTTTAAGTCGTTAGATGGCTCTAGAATCGCCGCAATGGTACTTTCTAGGGACGAACTACTACTCGACCTTACCGACATAGCCCGAACAACTTTAGACGACGTAGTGAGCTTCTCAGAGCGTCTTTTGATTGACATGGAAAATGGAATGGAGGTGTTATCGTCGACGATTCATATCCGCTCAATCGACGAAATATCACCTGGCGCCCGAAAAGCGATAAAATCCGTCAAACAAACGAAACATGGTTTGGAAGTTACGATGTACGACGGACTCGCCGCACGTAAACAAATTTCTGAAATGTGTGGATACGACGCACCGATCAAAACGGAGTTATCGGGTAAGATACAAACGCAAGAAATCCCCGACGAAGAAATCGAACAGAAATTGAAAGCGTTGGGCCTCGGTCGGTATCATAATCAGTTAGGTGAGAAAATTGTCACTAAGTAACGCGCAGTTATACGAGACGTTAAAACGTAAAGCGATTGCGAACGCTCAAAATTCAATGATGGATTTTACGCTTTACACGAAACAAGATTATGAGACGGGTTGGTTCAATGAGTTAATTTGCGCCGAGCTTGACCAATTCTTGTTAGACGTCGAAGCGGGTTTGTCGCCTCGTCTAATGATTTTCGCGCCACCTCGTAGTGGTAAAAGTGAACTAGCGTCGCGTCGTTTCCCTGCTTTTGTGAAAGCTAAAAAACCATCGTGGAATATTATAGGCACGTCGTACGCCTCACCGCTAGCGTTCAAAATGTCACGCGATACGCAACGAATTATCAAGACGAAAGAATTCAACGAGGTATTCCCACATTGCAACATGGGGACGCTAAAATCCGACGCGCGCACTGGTGTTGACGAATGGGAAACGCTCGACGAAAACGGCAACGTTCACGCCGGCGCTTATCGTGCAGCTGGTGTTGGTGGTGGTATTACCGGTCAAGGTATGAATATCGGTATCATCGACGACCCCGCAAAAGATTATAAACAAGCGTCGTCGCCAGCATACCAGGAAACCGTGATCGACTGGTACGACACAACGTTTTACACTCGACGCGACCCGAAACTGAACGGTATTATTATCATTTTGACGCGTTGGCATAAAAACGATTTAGCTGGCCAACTATTGCAACGGGCCGCTGAAGGTGGTGAGCAATTTCGCGTCGTATCGTTCCCGATGGAGTGGGATCGCGACGAACCCGAAACGCACACGCTCAACGATACGACGTACAAACTACGTGAAAAAGACGAAATATTATTCCCTGAACGTATGCCACAAGCGTTCGTTGAACAATGTAAGGCGTCAGGCTCGTTAACCTGGAACGCATTGTACCAACAGCGACCAACCGCGAAGGGTGGTTCACTTATTAAATCTGAATGGTTCGGCGAGTATTCCGTATTACCGAAGATCAAATACTCGTACGTTATCGGCGATACAGCTCAGAAAATTAAAGAGCGTAACGATTTTAGCGTGTTCGAACATTGGGGGTTGGGCGAGGACGGTTATTTATATTTAATCGACTTGATACGCGGTAAATGGGAAAGTGACGAGCTTAAAAAACGATGCGTAGCGTTCTGGTCGAAGAGTAAATTACAACAGGGTCAATCGTGTCGTAAATTGATGATAGAAGATAAAGCGAGTGGTACGGGTTTGATCCAACAAATTCAAAAAAGCGTTAAGCCGAAAATACCCGTATTGGCTATTCAACGTAATACTGATAAACTAACACGATTTATGGACGTTCAAGGTTACATCGAATCAGGTTATGTGAAATTACCGGTAGACGCGCCGTGGCTCAACGATTTTTTAGCGGAGTGTGAAGGTTTGCAAAGTGATTTCAAGACGCACGACGACCAAATCGATCCGATGATTGACGCTATTGATCAAATGATGGATAAAAAACGTCCAAACTTAAAAGAGTATTTATAAAATGATAAAAGTTATTAATTCAGAAGTTACTTTAAATTTTAAAAATGGCGATAAGTTTATTTACGATTGTCACCCATCTGAAAAGCCGACGTTACGTGATGGAGTTGTTACAGTACCTAATGGTGAAAACAAATACAAAGAACTATGGGCGAGTAATTTAGACTCGATAGACTTTATCGACGAGGTGGAATAAAATGACCGACATTGTACCAATAGCACCGCCGCAATTAACAAACCTTGACGGTCTGACAAATGTTATGACAGGTTTGGGGACTGAAAAATCGAAACGCGCTCACAACGTGTGGCAATACGGAGCGCTGAACGATTACGCGACGCTTGACGCGTGTTACCAATCGAACTGGATAGCGCGTAAAATTTGTGACATACCCGCTGAAGATGCGACACGCGAATGGCGTCGTATTAAATGTGACGGCGCTGAAACTATCGCAGCAATTGAGCAACAGTTACTCGTTCCGAACATGGTTCAAGAGGCCGCGACGTGGGCGAACTTGTACGGTGGTTCGGGTATACTCATGATCACAAATCAAGACTTGACCAAACCGTTACGACCTGAACTGATTAAAAAAGGCGAATTGAAACGTTTACTCGTTCTAGATCGTTGGGATATGGCAAGCGCTGGGATCAACACGTGGGACATACTCGCGTCGAATTATTTACAACCTGAGTATTTCAACGTCCGCGGTGGTGCGATGCAGATACACCATTCACATTTTGCGATATTTAAAGGTGAACGTTTACCGTTACGCCAGCAAGCGCAAACACAGGGTTGGGGCGATTCGAAGTTGCGTAAATGTATCGACGATATAGCCGATATGGTCGCAGCGAAAGATGGTATCGCTGAACTAATGCAAGAAGCGAATATAGATGTGATCACCCGCGAAGGACTCACCGAGGAACTATCAACCGACCAGGACGACGCGATAATCAAACGTTACGAATTGTTTAGTATGATGAAATCGAACATACAAATGGCACTGTTAGACGGTGAGGAAAAATTCGACCGTATGACGTTAAACTTGTCGGGCGTTGCGCCGATTATTGAACAGTTTATGACGTGGATTAGCGGCGCGGCTGATATCCCGTTGACGCGCATGTTCGGTACGAGCGCTAAAGGTATGAACGCAACGGGTGAAGGTGACGACCGCAATTATAATAACTCGATACGAGCGAGCCAGCGTAAAGACTTCGCACAACCGATGCGAACGCTTGACGAAGTGATGGTCCGTAGCGCGTTGGGTAATTTCCCGAGCGATTACGACTACGAGTGGAATCCGTTATCATTGCCTGACGGCTTACAAGTAGCACAAGCCGAGAAACTACGTTCAGAAAAACACCAAACATATTTAGACGCGGGTATCGTTCAAAAGTCACAGGTTATGCGCGAGTTACAAGCTGGCGAGGAATATCAATTCGACGATAAAGAACTTGAAGAACTGGAAGGACTAGAAGAGGGTAATATGTTCGACGAACCCATCGACGCCGAAAACGACACTATAGAGAACA